GTCTTCATCTGTAGAATCAGATGACAAGGGTAAACTTCATGAGTTACTTTTGGCAAAGTATCTTCATCCAGAACAAAGACTTCCAGAACACCATCGTTCAGAGTCAGACAATCCAGACCATGCTGGAACACCTGAACAAGTCCATAAGAAACTTCAAGACAAAATCCCTCCTGCAGCATATGAAGAGATTGATCGTCATGCAAGACAATCTGCAGAAGCATTCAAACAAAATCTAAAAGATGAAGGACATATTGGTGACCATGCACATATTGGTGATGTTCACTGGACTTCAAATGCTGACAAACCAAACAAACCTGGAGACCACGAAAAGACTACTGGTTTCAAGGATGTGAACTCTAACGCTGACTTGATTCTAACTCTGAAAGACAAAGAAGGTAAGACAGTTGGTTATCACGGCATCTCAGCCAAGTATGGTTCACAAGAGCCAAACTATCGCAATCCAGGACTTGATGCATTAGAGAAAACTGCTAAACTACCAACAGGAACTCTTGCTGCACCAATGCAACATCACAATGAAGCGATGGAGAAATTAGGATATACTGGATCTGCTGATCAGAAAAACATCCAGACTAAAATTGATGAGATGCCGATAGAAGAGATCCGTAAGAAACACGCTGAGGGTGTTGCAGCATTGGAAGCAGGTAAGAAACTATCTGGCAAAAAGAAAATCATGCATGAACACTTGGAAAAGTTTATTCAAGCACACGATGCGTTACCAGAAAAGCAACAAGAAGCATTCCGCCAAAAGGCTCGTCAAAGAGCAAAGATTGCTCGTGACTCTAATCTAGCAGCAAGAACTGAGATGACTCAATCATTTGCTCAAGGGCTATCACAGCACAAACCAGAAGATTTAGCAAACATTATTCGTCAAAATGTATCACCGAATACTCATATTCCTCATACAGTTGTGCACAGTAAAGTTAAAGAGAATGGTGATGCAGAATCAGTTATCAAACCAATGCATAGTTTAGCCGATGAACATTTATCAAGATTCAAACCAGAATCTTTATATGTTGCTCCAGGAAAAGGAACATCAGTTACGATTAAAGGTAAGGATGCTAAGACTGATAAGCCAGTAGTTGCTGCTCGCTACACAATTAAGTCCTCCTCTGGTGCTCATAAGAGTGCAGTAGGAACATTTAAACTCCAATAATCCCCTCAAGTTTGTAGGGTTATTAGTTGACAATTATTGCAATTTAGGGTATAATAGTAATATGATGCTAGGATTTAAAGATTTTTTAACTGAAGGTGCTCCTGATGAAACTCAGGGTGCTAAACTTAAACATATTACTCATGCTGAAGATCGTCCATTGTTCCACGGAGCAGAAGGATTTAAACATGCATACAATGCTCTTCATGGCGCACACTTTCATACCAAACAAGGTTTAAATAATAACAAACTGACAATGAAGTATGATGGTTCACCATCTATTGTTTATGGTCATAATCCAGAGAACAATAAATTCTTTGTTGCGTCAAAGTCAGCATTTAATAAAAACCCAAAGTTAAATTATACACCTGAAGATATCGAAAAGAATCACGGACATGCTCCAGGTCTTGTAGAAAAACTCAAAGCAGGTTTAGAACATCTACCAAAAATTGCACCAAAGAAAGGTGTATTCCAAGGTGATGTGATGTTCACCAAACCTGATCTGCAGAAAGAGGGAGACAAAACTTCTTTCACTCCAAACACTATCACCTATACTGCATCTGGTGATAAAGCAAAACAAATCAATAAGTCTCAGTTAGGTGTAGTTACTCATACAAAATATGAAGGAACTAACCTTGCTAATATGCACGCAACTGGTAATGTTTCTGAAAGCGATTTTGGGCATGATCCAGATGTTTATCATCACACTGCTTCATACGATGCCAGTGGTGCAAAATATTCAGAAGAGTCTCAAAACAAAGTGCTTGGAGAATTATCCAAAGCAAAAGACATTCATGAACGACATGGTGATAAAATGTACAATGCTATTCTTCCAGAACACAGTGGTGAGTCTGGTCATCTAGCAACTTACATTAATCATACAGTTCGTACTGGTGAAACACCTTCAACTGAAGGATTTGCCAACCATGTTTCTGGTCAGTTAAAGAAGAAGTTTGATAAGATTAAAACTCCTGCCAAGAAACAAGAGATTATCAATGATGCTGATAGACAACTAAAGCATATTGAAAAGAACAAAGAACAGTATGGTAATCTGTTAAAGATGCATGGTCATCTGCAGAATGCCAAGAATGAATTGGTCAATAGTTTAGAATCAAATGAAGGTTCTTATGCTCATGCCATAGGTGGTGTTGCATCGAAGCCAGAGGGTTTTGTTTACAATCATACTCACAATGGTGTAACAGAGCCAACCAAGTTAGTCAATCGTGCTGAGTTTGCTCGCCAGAATCTATTGAAGAATCGTTCACCAGAAACTAAGTCCGAAGATGTTCACCATACACTAGCATTTGGTCGTATGAATCCTCCAACTGCTGGACATGAGAAATTAGTTCAACATATCCATGACACTGCGGAAAAACATGGTGGTGGTCATACTCTAGTTCTATCTGGCTCACATGATACCAAAGATGGTAAGAATCCTTTAAGTCCAGAGCAAAAACTTAAACATGCACAGAATGCATTCCCTGGAACTAATATTGCAGTTGCTGACAAAGAACATCCAACTGTTTTACATCATGCATCAGAGTTACACAAACAAGGTGTTACTCATCTACACTTTGCTGGTGGAGAAGATCGCAAACCAATGGCTGAGTTGCTTCAAAAATATAATGGAGTTAAAGGTGCTCATGGTTACTACAACTTCAAAGATATCTCTTTTGAGAACGCTGGTAAGCGAGACGAAAACGCTAAGGGTGTTGAAGGTGTCTCAGGAACTAAGTTAAGAGAGTTAGCAGCATCAGGTAAGAAAGAAGAATTCCATAAACATCTATCTTCAAAAATGAAACCTGAACATAAAGATGAATTGTATAACGACCTAAGGAAAGCAATGAAATGAAGAAACTGATCGTAGTTTTAGCAGTAGTTCTATCTGGTTGCGCTATTGTATTTCCTAAGCCACACGATCCAGTTATGTTTGATCAGATCGTTTATATTCAAACTGATTTAAACAAAGCAACCTGCGCAGATCCAAAGAACTGGGATACATTATTGGATAGAGTGCATCATCTAAAGGTTTATACTAACTTTAGAAACGATCCTCAATCGCCAGCAATTGGAAGTCTAGAAGAAAGTTTATTGAAGGCATACAATAGTAAGAATGCCACCTTTTGTGAAAGTCTCCTAAAACTCAATAAAACTAGAGTCGAAGTAACTATCGATGCATGGAAGGGAAGATAATGAGCATATTAAATCAACTTAGAGAACAAGCAGGACTTGGTGGTCCAGCTGCACAACTAGCCAACGAATTACTAGTCATTAGAGATAATCTAGAGCAGGGACAATTAACACAGGAAGAATACAACTATCTTCTAAGCGAGATAGCAAATATCCGTGCTCAGCAGGAACTAGCCTCAGACGAAATCGCTTGTAGATGGATCGTAGCTGCAGCTCTAGCCCTCTCCTCGCTACCCATATAAAATAATAAAGTCCTAAATAATTAGGCAAAAACCTTTATAGATGGATCGTATGAAAGATTATAGACAATTATTAAAAGAACTTCCACCTTCAACTTTAGTCTGTGCATTCGGAGAGTTTGATCCTCCTACAGTCGGACATGAGTTACTGGTGAAGACTGTCAAACGACTATCTGAGCAAAAGCGTTCAGACCATGTCATCTTTACATCCCCATCTAAGAGTTTAACTGAAGAGAAAAAGGAACACTACCTTAATCTCATGTTCCCTAAGACTAAATTTAAGTCTTTGGAAGAAACAAAGTTTGCCCATATGGTAAACCAGTTAAACGAAAAGTATAAAAAGATTATCGTAGTGGCTGGTACAGACCAGTTAAACGAATTAAAGAAGTTAAATAATGTTGAAGTTATCACTATTACTGAAGAACCAGACAGTGATAAAACGAAGATGAAACAGGCAGCAACTAAAGGCATCTACGAAAACTTCAAAAAGAAATTACCAAGCACTATTCGTGAACTTGATGGTCGTCGTCTAATGAATGATGTTCGTGCAGGTTTAGGATTAGAAGCAGTTAAAGAACAAATTGTATTAGTTAAAGATGTGCTCCGTGAACAATATTTCCGTGGAGAGATTTTTAATGAAGGTGACTTGGTTGAATCTGGTGGTGTGCAATATACAATTGCAAAACGAGGTTCAAATCATTTACTACTAAAAGAAAAGTCAGGAGAACTTGTGTCAAAATGGATTCACGATGTGCGACTCGTAGAGAATCATACTCTAGTTACACACAATAAAGACCACAAAGAACTAACACATGGTGCAGATTTCTCTATGAAGATCGGCAAAGAACATCATGGTAAAATTAATGGTCTTCAGCATGGTGATCAGCATGAGTTTAAATGTATGGATGGTAATGAGTGGACAGTTGCTAAACAAGGCGACAATCTTCGCTTCACAGGACATAAGTTAGATACTAATATTAGTTCCAATATTGCTTTCCATATTCCAGCAGTTCACTTTAGTGGCGAGGAAGATTTAGAATCTCCAGAAACAAAACATCTGAGAGGTTTCTCAAAGATGTTAATGGATAAAGCACAAAACGATCCAACTAAATTGACACCACAAGAGAGAACTTTGTTAAGAATGATCACAAAGTCAGGTGGTGGCAATACAGAACTTACTGAAGGTGTCATTCAAAATAATGGCACAGACAAGACTGAATCAACTGGTCCAGAATCAGATAATGCACTTGCTCCAGAAAAAGCAAAGGGTCTTAAAAAAGGTTTTCTAACTTTCTATAGCACAAATAGTAAAGATAATAGCGACTTTAAAGTAGTTAAAGCAGAAGAAAAACAATTACCAGCAGACAAAGTTAAAGACAACGAATCTGATTTAGATAAACTAAATCAAATGGAAATTGTTGATACTGGTGCAGTTGGTCATAGTCTAATGGGTGGTGATCATGCAGGTGCGCATCACCTCCGTCGTCAAAAAGTTAGATATGGTTTCAAAGAAGAAAAAGAAGCCAAAGCAGTTAAGAAATTAAAGTCATTTAAAGATGCTACTGGTAATGGATACCAAAATGTAGCAGGTGGATCTGGTTCAAACACTATGAGTGTTGGCACTGGTGTTGGTGCATCAGGTGGTGGTGTTACCAGCAACGAGAGTTATGAAGTCAAAGAAGAAACTAATGAACAAGCTGCAGATCGTAAGAAACAACTGAAGCGATTTAAAGATCAGTTTCTTCCACAACAAGTTCAAGATAGACCTGGAATCGGAATGGATACTAATCGTACATACGATCCATTTTTCAAACAATAAGGAACATTTATGAAATCTTTTATAGAACACCTAAATGAATCATGCAGCTGCTGGCAAGGTTACAAGCGTAAACCTGGAAGCAAACCATGCGCTGAAGGTTCATGCATCAAAGAAGGTAAGCGTGGATTGTGGGATAACATCCATGCTAAACAAGAAAGAATCAAAAATGGTTCTGGAGAACATATGCGTAAGCCAGGAAGCAAAGGTGCTCCAACTGCTGCTGCGTTAAAAGCATCTCAAGTTAATGAAGAAGATACCAAAGTTATGCATGTCCACCACAATGGTGAAAAGATTGGCGAAACTGGTATAGATTCTGAAGCATCTCCAGGTAATGGTAAATGGTTTGCTAAACATTACAAATCAAAAATGGATTCTGTTGGATTTGATAGTAGAAAAGAAGCTGAAGCAGAAGTTCGTGCTGCTCATGGGATTAAAGAATCAACAGCATGGGCAAAACAAGCAGCAACTGCTATCGCCATGAAGAAAGCAGGCAAAAAGCCAAAGAACGAAGAACTCGAAGCGCAGTTTGATTTAATCGAATCTGTTATTGAAGAATTAGCATTGGCAAACAATGTTGATCCAGAAGTTATTTGGGAAGATCTAGAGTCAGTAGATGACGAAGAATTATACGAAGCTGCAGTTGATGCTAAAGGATACAAATCATCTACTGGTGGTCTGACACAAAAAGGTCGTGACGCATACAATGCTCATGGTGCACATCTACAAGCACCAGTTACTACACCTCCATCTAAATTAAAGAAAGGTAGCAAAGCTGCCAATCGTCGTAAATCTTTCTGTGCACGAATGGGTGGCATGGAAGGTCCAATGAGAAAACCAAATGGTGAACCAACTCGTAAAGCGTTGGCACTAAGAAAGTGGAACTGCTAAAATGGATGAATTAATAACCGCATTAAAAGTATTGGTTGCAAACCAGACTTTCATGTACTACAAAACTCACGCATTTCATTGGAATGTGGAAGGTATCGAGTTCTCTCAATACCATGAATTCTTTGGTGACTTGTATACTGATATTTACAACTCAGTTGATCCAACTGCAGAAAACATTCGTAAATTAGGTGCTTATGCTCCAACTAGCCTAAGTGAACTATACAACTATAAGACTGTAGAAGAAGTTGATCATGTAGTTGTTTTGCTTCGTGAAATGTTAGGGCATTTGCTTATTGATAACGACAAAGTCATTGAGAGCCTAAATAAAGTGTTCGCCCTTGCTCAAGAACAAAACAAACAAGGGTTATGCAACTTTATTGCAGATAGACTAGATACACACGCTAAGCATGGATGGATGATTCGTGCTAGCATGAAAAACATAGGATAATAAAATGAAATACGATCAGTTCATGGAAAAGATGAAAGTCAAACTAGATGATCTAGATGACTTCAGCAAAAAATCTGTGGCTAAACAAAAGCTGGCACATTTAATGCATACTGGTAAAGCTCCAGGTGCATTGATTGCCAACAAAATGCGCACACTTAACATGGGTGATGACATCGATCAAGAAGATTTAGATGCTCTCCATGAAGTTCTATCCAAAGACGCTAAGGCTGGTGATTGGATTCATGATTTTGTTCATAGCGACAATCCAAAGTTTGAAGGTAAGTCTAAGAAAGAGCGTATCAAAATGGCTCTTGGTGCTTACTATGGTAAACAAAACGAAGGTTATCAAAGTTACTCTGGTAGAAGTCATGGCAATCCTTATGGTGGCGGTGGCTTTGGTCGTCGTGAAAGAGAAGATGATGAGTATCATGTTCCAGATCCAACACCAGTAGCACCAGCACCTGCGAGAAAATATATCAAAGGTACACCTGAGAACAAAGCACACAAAGCTGCAAACAAACCAATCAATGGTCATCCAACTAATGAAGAAACTGAACAAGACCACCACTATCAAGTTACATACTATGATAAGGCTGGTAAAGCTGGTGATTCATCTAAAAGATTTGCAGATAAAGATAAAGCAGATGCCCATGCATTAAAGGGTAATTCAATAGACAAAGTCGGAGGAACATACAAAGTGCATAAAGTAGGAACACCAATTACTGAAGGTCGCAATGAGGATGATGTTCCATTCGACAAACCATACAAAACTGTTACTAGTCCAACAGTTAAAGATAAATCTGGTGCAGCTCACACACCAATGAGTCGTGCCCGTGATTTGGCTCGTAAAGCAATGAACAACATGAAGCCAAAAACTCCAATGGCAGAAGAAACAAAAGATCCACACGAATACGCTGATGGTGAAATGTCTATTCATGAGTTGAAACAAATCAAGGCACATGTTGAGTGGATCCTTGAAATGTTGAAACCAGAAACTGATATGCCAGAATGGGTTCAAGCAAAGATTACTCTAGCTGCAGATTACCTATCAACAGCATGTGATTATCTGCATGTAGAGTTGAATGAAGAATTAAAAGGTGGTCAAAAGAAGTTAGACAAGAATCATAACAACAAGTTAGATGCTCAAGACTTCGCTATTCTTCGTGCTAAAAAGAAACTTAAAGAAGCATCATATGCTGGTTTAGAAAAAGAAAGCAAACCAAAAGCTGCACCGACTGCGATGGTTAAAACATCAAAGACTGCAGTTGCTGGTGATACTGTCGAAGGATGGCACAAACCATCTAAAGAAGTTAAAGAAGAAGTTCAAAAAGTAGATGTTCCTGCTTACTTACGCAAACAAAAAGGCGAGAAGCCATTAGAGTTGAAAGACTTGAAGCGTAAAGACACTATCTCTGATCCAGAGAATCTTGCTAAGGCAAGAGGTGCAGTTAAAGAAGGTAAACTTACTTACAAAGAATTTACAATGATGCTCGAGTATGAAGCCAACAAGAACGGAAGTTATGTTCATCAAGGCACATACGGTTCAGACTACGCTAAGGCTGAACGAGAAAAAGATGAAAAAGGTTTCGATGACGAATCCAAAGAAACTTCAGGTAAGCGTGGTCCAAAAATGGGATCAAAGCGTGGTCCAAGAGCGAACTTAGGTAATTCTAAGTTGCACACAAAATAATTAAAGTCCAAAATCTAAGGAGACACAAAAATGGCACTATGGGGAAATAAAGATAGTAAGACAGCAAGCGGAACAGTAAGCATCGCCAACACTGGTGTAGTTACTGGCTCAGGCACTTCTTTTACTACACAAGCAAAAATTGGTAACTATATCCGTGCAAACGGTATTGATTATCAAATCGTTACAATCACAAGCAATACTGCTGCTAAAGTTATCATGGGCAAAAATAATGGTAACGGAACAGTAACTACTGCATCTGGCGCATCTTATACTCTATCTGAGAAACCAGTATCTGTTGCTCATGAGTCATCACAGCACAGTGGTTATGGTGCTTCTGGCGACGCAAACAAAGTATTCGGTATCGATACTACTGAAGAACACGCTGGTGGCGACAATGTCGTTGAAGTTGCTATCGTTAATGCTGGTACTGGTTATACTGAAGTTCCAGCAGTTGTATTTTCTGGTGGCGGTGGTTCTTCTGCTGCAGCTACTGCTACTATCAATGCTGGTTCAGTAGTTTCAATCGCTGTTACCAATGATGGTTCAGGTTACACTTCAGTTCCATCAGTTTTCTTAGCAGTACCTCGTCGTACTATCGCTACTTCTGCTGTTAGCACTTCTACTGATACCATCACTTATAATGGTCATGGTATGCAAGATGGCGAGCAATTAAAGTACTACGCAAATGGTAGCCCTGCTATCACTGGTTTAACAGATGCTACTACTTACTACGCACATGTTACTGGTGTAAATACATTCACATTATATGATACAAAGGCTCATGCTCTTGCTGCTGGCGCAACTGGCAAATTAGATCTTACTGGCACTGGTAACAATGCTCAGTATTTTGATCTAACAGGTGCTACTACTGCAACTGCTAAAGCTGCATTGGGTTCTGGTACAACTGGTTCTATCACTCACGCTGGTTGGGTTCGTCGTACTGTTGGTACTGGCGGTCGTGCTGGTCGTGTGTTCTATGAAACTTTAGTTGCTGCTGGTACAATCAGCGGTGACCAAGCTGACGATGTTCAGGCACCAGACGCATAATAAATACATAGTAGTTACCTAGAACGAGAAGGGATTGTAACAAATCCCTTCACTCTATATTTTAATAGGAGAGCCAAATGGCAGATCAAAAGATTTCAGAATTAGCTGCTGCAACATCTGCAGCATCCGCAGACTTGTTTAACATCGTACAAGGTGGTTCAAACAAGAAACTCACAGTTGCTAACTTCTTAGCAAACTTAAATTCCCCAGTTGTTATCAATGCGAATGGTGCTAACCAAGATACTCGTATTGCTGGTAACAATGATGATAACTTAGTGTATGTTGATGCAGCCAACGACAAAGTTGGTTTCGGTACTAACACTCCTGCTGAAAAAGCAGATGTTCATGGTAACTTAGCAATCAGCAATGGTTTCCTTCGTTTATCTGGAACACCACAATCATTAAATGGTTCTGGTTCATTAGTTGTTAATACTACTTCAGCAGTCACTTATATTACAACTACTGGTGCTGCAGCACTATCACTTGCTGATGGTGTTCAGGGACAAGAAAAAACACTCACTTTGATTACCGATGGTGGTGATGCAGTATTGGCTCCATCTTCTCACTCTGGTTTTAGCACTATCACTTTCAATGATGTTGGTGATACTGTTCGTTTAATTTTCTTAAACAACAAGTGGTGCATCCTAAGCAATTACGGAGCAACAGTAGCATAAAAATTTAATTCATGTTGTTTTGTGAAAAATTATTAGAGAGTGAAGCTGGTGATAAAAGAAAAATTAAATGAATCAAACTTTTTACTCTTTGCCATGCACCACTATGATAACCCTCAGTGTCATAGTTTGCAAGAGTTTGATGAAGACTTGAAGAAGTTCTTGTATCTTAAGAAACTAATCTCGAGATACAAGAACAATGGCGAATTAAGAGAAAGATTGATTCTCAATCATATTATAGTTTTATACAACATCTTTGGCGAAGCTGCAACAAAAATGTTGTTTTATAAAATTGATGAAGATTGTTGGGATACACTGGTAACATTTTTAGTTTATCTAGATAGAATGCCAGAAACTATACCTGACTATGGAATCATTCTCTCTGAAATTATTTTAGACGAAACAATCATTGCTACATTAAGGAAAATCTAATGAGTCGCATGGTAGATAATTTAATCGCTTTTAGAATCGTTCAGATGTTAGTAACTAACTTTGAAGATACTAAAGCATACAAGTTGGGTATCATTGATAAAAATGGTAACAACTTAAGAAAGGCAAGCACTCTTAAGACTTCTGAAGAGCAGGATGCTTACACTTACTTGGATCGTCTAGTTTTCAATATGAAAAAGATCATCAATAAAGTTGGTGGAGAAAATAGAATTAAATCTTTAGTTGCAGGTTTGTGGTTGGTTAAAGAACAATATCAAACAGGTAATCGTTCAACTGCAGGACTGCAAGAAAAGTTTGACAACATCATTAAAATGATGGATAATAGAGTGTCTCTTGTTGAAGAAGAGATTATTGTTAAGAAGTTTCTTGAAGAAGATGGTGAGGGTGCTGGTGGTGCTCCAACCAATTCTACTGGTGCAGCTGTTTCTACTGATCAACCAAAGATTTATCCGAAAGATATTAAGAAGTATAAGTCAAACCAAGCAGGTGTAATTGCTGGTATGGCTCGTCGTCCAAAACTAGTAGGAATGAAATAAAATGTGGATGTTGTCATGGATACCAGATAGTTTTCTTATCTGGGTTATTAATTTGGTATTATTGGCAGGTGTCATTGGCACTACTGCATCAGTACTATTTAAATTAGTAATTAGATATTTTCCTTGGTTTATACCATATCGTTTAATACTGCAATTGGTCAGTGTTATTCTATTAATAATTGGTGTATACCTTAGAGGTGGTTATTCTGTTGAAGCAGATTGGCGAGCAAGAGTTGCTGAGTTAGAAGCCAAAGTTGCTGCATCAGAAAAACAATCCAAAGAAGCAAATGTTCAAATACAAAAAGTGTATGTTGACAGAGTTAAAGTCGTAAAAGAAAAACAAATCGTTATTCAAGAGAAATTAAAGACAGTTGAAGTTAAGATTGATGCCAACTGTAAAGTAGTTCCTGAAGCGATTAGTATTTTAAACGAAGCAGCAGTAGGAGTTAAGAAGTGAAAAGACTCTTATTAGTATTACCAATATTTTTATTATCAGGTTGTTTATTGACAACACCTGTTAAAAGAAATTTCCCAGAAGTTCCAAAGGAATTGATGGAAGCATGTCCTGACTTAAAGACTACAGATCCTACTGATAAGTTGAGTGATGTACTAAAAGTAGTAGTGGACAATTACGGACAATATCATGAATGCAAAATTAAAGTTGATACTTGGATTGAATGGTATAAAACACAGAAAGATATTTTTGATAGCGTAAAGTAATATGGACAACGAAAGAATAGCCAAATTGGAAACACAAGTGGAAGGTATTAAAACTGATGTTGCTGCTGTCAAAGCCGACATTAAAGAACTCCACTCTCGTATAACTACAGGTAATCGTGAGATTATGGACAAGTTAGATGAGAAGATTGACGAACTTGCAAAAGCAGACAGAGAACAACATGAAGGTCTCAAAGATGCAATGAGTAAAGTCAAAGAACGAGTTGATGTCCTTGAAAGATGGAGATGGATGATTGTGGGCGCTGCAATTGTCTGTGGTTATCTTGTTGGACACATCGAGTTAATCGGTAGAATTATAAAATAAAACTTGCTTTGCAAGAATGGGTAGGGTATAATAATACTCTACGATTGAGGATATTATGTTATTCATTGATGTTAAGTATGCCAACTTGCTTGGTGGTCGCTTACGAAATTTCAAACAAAAATCAGACTATCTCTGGAATTACTCATGTCCAGTGTGCGGTGACTCATCTAAAAATAAGTTGAAGGCACGAGGTTACATTTATCGTGCAAAACAAGACTTGTTCTGTAAGTGTCATAACTGTGGACATTCCACTAACATTGGTAATCTAATTAAGTATGTTGATGTTCCATTGTATGATCAGTATGTGTTGGAACGATATAAGTCAGGTGCAACTCGATATAATGCACACAAAGATGTTGCATCATTAATTCCAGAACCAGAAGAAGTTGTTTTGATGGATGGTATTCTCGATCCATTAAAGAGCATTGCTTCACTTGATGTTTCTCATCCAGCAGTTAAGTATGTCATAAGTAGAAAGATTCCTCGTGACAAATGGAAGTTGTTGTATTTTGCTCCAAAATTTAAGGCATTCACCAATACAGTGAATCCAAAGTTTGTAGAGCCAATTAAAGATGAACATCCAAGAATGATTATCCCATTCTTTAATGAACATGGAAAGTGTTTTGCCTTTCAAGGTAGAGCATATGGAAATGAAGAGCCTAAGTATTATACCATCAAGGTGGATGAGACTCAGGAAAAGATTTATGGACTTGAAAGGGTTGATTATGGTAGACGGATTTATGTGGTTGAAGGACCAATTGACTCGCTATTCCTTCCTAATGCTATCGCAGTTTCTGGAGCAAGTTTCGATACTCCTACTATTAGGAAGTTGTTGGCTAACGCAACAATTATAATGGACAATGAACCTAGAAATAAAGACATTGTCAAACAGTTAGAGAAGTATATTGAGTCAGGTTATTCTGTTTGTATGTTCCCAGACAATATCAAACAGAAAGATATTAATGAAATGATTTTACATGGCGGAATGACTGCCGAAGAAATCACAGAAGTAATAAATACAAACACCTATACTGGTATGGAAGCAAAATTGAAGTTTATTAATTGGAGAAAAGTTTGAAAGTTAAGTTGATTAGTTATAGCCAAGCGACAGATGAATATGAACATGATGGTTTAAATGACATGCAGGACTTGGTTGCTTTTTGTGCTCGAGTTAGTAATCCTTCCAATCAGTTCAACACAGAGACATCAGAGAAGTTAATCAAGTATCTCGTAAAAAACAAACATTGGTCACCACTTGAAATGGTGTCTGCTTGTTTAGAGATAGAAACAACTAGAGATATCGCTCGACAAATTTTAAGACATCGCTCTTTTTCATTTCAGGAATTCAGCCAAAGATACGCAGACCCAACGAAGGACTTATCATTTGTCCTAAGGGAAGCACGACTCCAAGACGATAAAAATCGTCAAAATAGTATCGAGACTGATAACCTTGCATTACAAGCATTCTGGGAAACTCAACAAAAACGAGTACTGGAAGTTGTAACTGCTGCATATGATTGGGCGATACAAAACGGTATCGCAAAGGAACAAGCAAGAGCAGTATTACCTGAAGGGTTGACTGTTTCTCGTCTGTATATGAATGGCACACTGCGTAGTTGGATTCACTTTATAGAATTGCGTGGTGCAAATGGTACACAGAAAGAACATCAGTTGATAGCACTTGAATGTGCAAAGGTGATTGCTGAAGTATTTCCTTTAGCGAATGAATTTTTAACAAAATAATAATAACATTGGAGTTAGTACATGAATGACATTGTGCATGGCATAAGGGTTGATTATTCCCGAGATAGTTTGTTTGATGAACTTGGGTTAATAAGATTAAAAGAAAGTTACATGAAAGACGATGAGGTGAGTCCGCAAGAGCGATTCGCCTTTGTTTCTAAAACATTTGGTAGCAACGAAAGTCATGCGCAAAGATTATACGAGTACAGTAGTAAACATTGGCTATCTTATTCTACTCCCATTCTCAGTTTTGGTCGTAGCAAGCGTGGGTTGCCTATATCGTGTTTCCTTAATTATATTGAAGATACTGCGGAGGGTCTAGTTGATAATCTTTCTGAAACTAATTGGCTTTCTATGCTTGGGGGTGGTGTTGGTATTGGGTTCGGTATACGCAGTGCAGACGACAAAAGCACTGGTGTCATGCCCCACCTCAAAATGTACGATGCTTCGAGTCTCGCTTATCGCCAAGGTCGTACTCGTCGTGGAAGTTATGCTGCTTATCTTGATATCAATCATCCCGACATTATATCGTTTTTAGAAATGCGCAAGCCGACAGGCGATCAAAACATGCGTACTCTGAATATGCATCATGGTATTAATATTCCCGATGCATTTATGAATCTTATTGAACAGGCAATGATTGATCCAGACTTTGATGACTCTTGGCAATTAGTTGACCCAGCATCAAATGAAATTCGTGAAACAGTATCTGCCAGAGATTTGTGGCAACGAATTCTTGAAATGCGCATGATGACTGGTGAACCATATATTCACTATATTGATGAATCAAATCGTAAACTACCACAATGGTTGAAAGACAAAGGTTTGAAGGTTCATCAATCTAATCTATGCTCAGAAATTATTCTACCAACAAACGAAAAGCGCACTGCTGTTTGTTGTTTATCATCTTTGAATTTGGAGTATTATGATGAATGGAAGAAAGAGCCTTTATTCCTTGCTGATGTTGCAGAGATGCTTGACAATGTTCTGCAATATTTTATTGATCATGCTCCTTCTACGATCAAACGAGCCAAGTATTCTGCAATGCGTGAGCGAAGCATTGGTATCGGTGCTCTCGGTTGGCATGCTTATCTACAACGAAATTCGTTACCGTGGGAATCAGCACAGGCTGTAGGAAAGAACAAAACAATCTTTGCTCACATCAGAGGACAATTAGATGAAGCGAATAAAAAACTTGGATTGGAACGAGGTGAAGCACCTGATGCAGTGGGTACTGGGAATAGGTTTAGTCATCTTATGGCTATTGCTCCCAATGCTTCTTCTTCCATTCTTATGGGCAACACTAGTCCTTCTATTGAACCTTATCGTGCCAATGCTTATCGCCAAGACACTCTATCGGGTTCTCACCTAAACAAGAATAGGTATCTAGATGCGATCATTCAAAAAGAATCAGTCAATCATAAAGAGGGTTGGGCAGACGAAGTTTGGTCTTCAATCATTGCGAATGATGGAAGCGTTCAGCACATCGATTGGATGGACGAATGGACGAAAGATGTTTTCAAAACTTCTATGGAAATTGACCAGCGTTGGGTAATTCAACATGCAGCTGATCGTCAAGAGTTTATTGACCAAGCACAATCACTCAATGTATTCTTCCGTCCAGATTCAAACATCAAATATATTCATGCTGTTCACTTTATGGCATGGAAACTTGGTTTGAAGACTATGTACTACTGCCGTTCAGATAAAATTGCTAAGGCTGATAAAGTCAGCAAACGAATCGAACGAGAAGTAATTAAAGAAATCGACTTACATGCATTGACCACAGATGATGGTGCATGTTTAGCCTGTGAAGGCTAACCCTCACAGAAATGCGAAGGATACTAAATAGTCTTAGGAGAAAATATGAACTACAAGACTATTTACGAAAATTTGATAAAAACTAGATCTAATCAAACACTATTAAAGGAAGAATATTATGAAAACCATCATATTCTCCCTAAGTGTTTGGGTGGATCAGATGATCCTCAGAATTTAATAAAACTAACTGCCAGAGAACATTTTTTAGCACACCATCTTTTGACTAAAATTTACCCCACTGAACATAAGTTGTTTTATGCATTATTGTGTATGATTAGAGATCCGCACTCTAGAAGAAAATATACATCTAGAGTTTATGAGATTGCCAAAAAAGAATATGCAAAAATGCAAAGTATAAAACAAACTGAAAATAATATGATGTGGACTGATGAAGCAAGAAAAAAAACATCAGAAAGAATGAAAGGTGATGAAAACCCTATGAGAAGATTTCCAGAAAAAAATCCTGGATTTGGGACTTCTTTCGTAAAAGGTAAAAAGTGGTATAATAATGGTGAACGAAATTTGTATCTCTCTGCAGACCAACAGATACCAGAAGGGTTTAATATTGGGATGAAGTTTTCTCCCAAGAAAAGGAAATAATATGATAACAAAAACAAAATCAAAAGTAACAGACCAAAGAAATTATTTCAAACCATTCAACTATCCATGGGCATACGACGCATGGCTGAAACATGAACAGGCACACTGGTTACATACAGAAGTGCCGATGGCTGAAGATGTTAAAGACTGGAAAAAGAAACTAACACCTGAAGAGAAGCAGTTCCTTACAAACATCTTCCGTTTCTTCACACAAGGTGATATTGATGTGGCAGGTGGTTATGTGAATAACTATCTTCCATACTTTCCACAGCCAGAAATTCGTATGATGTTAATGGGCTTTGCTGCAAGAGAAGCATTACATATTGCTGCATATTCTCATCTGATTGAGACACTTGGTTTACCTGAGACCACCTACAATCAGTTTCTTGAATATCAGGAAATGAAAGATAAACATGACTATGTTCTTGACATTTCTAGTCGCAATGGGACAATTGAGTCTACTGCTACTCACATCGCTGTGTTTAGTGCTTTTACTGAGGGAATGCAGCTCTTTAGTTCTTTTATTATGTTGCTTAATTTTCCTCGCCATGGTCTTATGAAGGGAATGGGTCAAATCGTTACTTGGTCTATCGTTGATGAAACAATGCACGCTGAGAATATGATTAGACTCTTCAAAGAGTTTGTGAAAGAAAATCCAGAAATTTGGAATGATGAATTAAAATCTAAGATCTATACTATCGCAGAAAAAATGGTTGAGTTAGAAGATAAGTTTATTGATCTTTGCTATCAAGGCACAGATATGAGAGAACTATCTGCAGAAGATGTTAAGAAATACATTCGTTATATTGCAGATCGC